TACCAGCCTAAAACACTAGAAAAGAAGTTCATTAAAGTATCTGATTATGTCCAGGGATCTGAGCAGCTTAAAGGTAGTCCTACCCTGCTGATTACCAGTAGCCTAAAAGACTTGATGAGTATCAAGAGCTTAAGGATAGATATGGATATCATAGCCCCGGACTCCGAGAATAGCATGATCCGTAAAGATCTGATGATTAACTATTTACAGTCTTATGAAAGGATCCTGGTCATGTTTGACAATGATGAGGCTGGTACTAAAGCCATGGAACGTTATCATGAACAGTATCCGATGATTGCTCCCATCTATCTCTTAAACATGAGTAAAGACCCGTCTGATTCTATCAAAGACTTTGGGGCTAAAGCTGTAAGAGAAAAGTTATTCTCTCTACTACACATAAACTTGTAGATGTCTATATTTGTAGAACTCAGTTTCTTACCCTATGAACTACTGGATCTACAAGTCCAAACAGATTACAAATCTAGAAGACTTTCCAAACTCTGATGAGCTATACGGATTCATTTACCGGATCACCTGCATATTCAACGGTAAGTTCTATATAGGTAAGAAAGTATTTAAGTTCTCCCGCAAAAAGAAGATTGCCAAGTCTGTCAAAAAAGCAACCAAGACACGTAAGATCTACGAGCGTGTGGTTAAAGACTCTGACTGGCTAGATTACTATGGTTCCTCTAAAGAACTTGCTGATGATATTAAATCATTTGGTCAAGGAAACTTTAAAAGAGAGATCATAGAACTCTGCATCACTAAAAAACAGCTAAGCTATGCTGAGCTGAAATGGCAGATTAAAGAAGATGTACTTACCCGGTACACCTACAACGGAAACATACTTGGACGTTTTTACCCTAAAGATTTATTGACCCATGACAAAAAAAGAACTGCGTGAAAAGTTAATTACTGAAGTACTGGAACAGATCAAAATGGATCTGGCTGATGGTATTGAAGATACCATAGTAGAACTGCTAAATTTCTGCCCAAACAAAAACCTGGTAGAATTTTTACCAGAAGACAGCTGGGAATTATTCAAAGAAATACATAATGATGACTGAACTACATAACACCCTTATGGGACGCAGGCTCATAGAGCATGACATTCCCGAGATCCACCATCAGCTCAAGCGTATAGCTGATGCTCTGGACAAAAAAGACACACCAGAAAAAGAGTATATCTGGTTTATAGAAGAGCTTGAAGCTTCAACAGATGACCGTCTAGTAACTAAAAAGATTCGTGACTTCTTAGTAAAAAAGAACATATGGAAAACACAAGCTCACCTGGAGTAATCCTGTATTATTTCAGGGCCAACTGGTGTAAAACCTGCAGCAGTTTTGATCCTACATACAGTGGAGTAGTATCATACGGTAGTATTCCTATTAAAACCCAAGTTGTAGACATTGACCAAGAAAAAGATTTGGTATCTAAATATCAAATTACAAGCGTGCCCACAATCCTAGTGGTTCAGAATGATACAGTTATGGACCGTATTGTAGGAGAGATGTCTACTAAAAGACTCAACTTATTGATTGGTAAGTATAAATGAAAGTAACAGAGCTTATACAGAAATACCCCAGGATTTTCCCTCCCCTGGAAAACGGCAAAATAAATAAAAACTACCTGGCTATACCTGAAGGCTGGGTCCGCGTACTGGACCATATGTTTTCTTGTATCCAAAATCATGTAGATACATACGTAACCTATGATGATATGTGTCATAAGATTACCTGTCCGCAAGTAGTAGCTACAGACTTAGGTGAACTGTTTGGTATGTTAAAGTTCAGTTATGAGGGTGGAGATGCTCATGTAGCTGGCATGCTTAGCATGGCTCAAGTAATGTGTGAGAACATATGCTGTGTATGCAGTTCCAGTCAAGACCTGGGAGTGGTTTTAGATGGTTTGATCATGTGCTGTAAGGACTGCTATGATAATGATAAAGTTCCAGGAAGTACCTGGAAAAGTGTACAAGATATAGATAACATTTTCAAAAATGAACCAGACACAGTCACAGATGGTGCTCAACAGGGTTAAATGTCTGGAGTGTGGGGAGATCCTCACCTCCTACCACCGGCATGATTACAAAACCTGCAGCTGTACCAATGTCACTATGGTAGATGGAGGACTGGAATACCAACGTTACGGGGGTATGGATCTGCTGAAAGTAGATCATTCTCCCACAGTATATCTGTCCAATGACCATGACCAGATGAGAATTAGTTTCCACTGGGGTACTTATGGTAAGAACGGAGACCAGCCACGCAGGTGGATTACTCCTGCTGAAATGTCTAATGATCATATACAAAACATCCTCCATGACCTGGGGCACAGAATAGAACCCTGGATCAAAAAGATCCTGGTCAATGAACAAAGGTATCGTCAAGAAAATAATATCCTCATTGAGGACTAAAACCAAGACACATGGAGCTAAACGCCATTATTGAAGAAACTATGCAAAACCAGGAGAAAGATTTCTATAGTAAGAAGTTCTATTTCTCCTATTCCAGCTTGAATAAACTGCTCTGGAATCCTCAGACTTTTTATCAGAACTACGTTATGGGTATGCGTGAAGAAAAGCTGGATGCTCATCTGGTTCAGGGTAAAGTAATCCACTGTTTGCTGCTGGAAGAAAAGAAGTTTAATGAACAGTTTGTAATCAGTCCTGCTAATCTACCCACAGGCAATCTGCGTACTGTTGTTGACCGGGTATTCTATCATCACCAGGAACTAGCCAACAGCGGAGATCCAAGAGAAAACCTAGATGAGTTTCAGGACGCTGTCCTGGATGTCATGCGGGATATGAACTACTTCCAGAATCTAAAAACAGATCAGCAAAGACTAGATAAGATCCTGACGGCTGATGCTTATAATTACTGGGGATTTCTAAAGACCAAGGGCAACAAGACTTTGATTGACCAAGAAACTCTGGACTTTTGTAAGACTGCTGTAGAGGTCGTAAAGACATACAAATCTGTATGTGATCTTATTGGCTGTAATGTTACAGAGTTTGACAATAAAGAAGTCTTTAACGAAAAACCTTTACAGGTTGATCTCCCCGGTAAGCAGTTTGGTCTTAAGGGTATTGTGGACAACATAGTCCTGGATCACGATAGCAAGTTTATCCTGATTAATGATATCAAGACTAGCAGCAAGGATCTTAAAGATTTCTCTGAGTCTGTTGAGTATTACTCATACTGGATGCAGGCGGTTATTTACTGCAGCATGGTGGGTATGAAACATGCTAACCTGCTGGAGAAAGGCTACCAGATGAAGTTTCACTTTGTGGTCATTGATAGAAACTACCAGTGTTATCCATTCTTTGTATCAGAGAATACGATGAACACCTGGCTGGATAAGTTAAAGAACGTTATAGAAATAGCAGACTGGCATTATACTAACAGAGATTATACCCTGCCCTATGATTTTGCCAAGGGTAAGGTGATCTTATAAACACTGTCCTGATGATAGAAAACCTCTATACTAAGTACTTTCAAAAGTCCCGGTCATTTTTGTACCCTGTACTGGGTATTAAGAAATCCGGGAAGTTTACACCTATCAACACATATGTGGCTATAGAGGGACTCATTGAGAGTACAGACTGTAAACTGGTCTGTACTTTCAAGAGTACTTCATCCCGGGATTTTGAGATGTTCGTTACAGACTCTCTGCTGTCTAATCCACTGTACCAGCAGAATTTTACTGTAGAAGATAAAGAATTCTACATTTTTGACTTCATAAACTTTGATGATGACTGGGATCATTTCCTGAAAGGAAAGTATTCCAAGCTCAGTAATGTCATGAAGAAAGCTATTAAAAGCTACTATGGAGAACACTCCGCAGAGTATGATTATATAGAATCATACCTGTATCCGGAGAAGTACTTCTCCTTGTACGCCAAGCTTTTAGATGTGGATGTCAGGACTCTTAAAGAAACCGGGGAACTGTGTGACCCCTATGACCCTAAAAAAGAAGTTGTAAAAATTCCTGTAGAACATTTGGAGAATTTAAAAACTAAACTAATTTTGTAGAACTTAATCCAATCTTATAGACCTTATGAACAAAACCATGATGTTAGTCACCGGTAGCTGGGAAAACCGTAAGACCTTTAAAATGATCCCCGCCACCCTGGATTGCCCGTACAACGAGGCCATCTTTGACCTGGACTCCAAAGTGCTTGCTGTAATCAGCAAAGAAAAGAAGGAAAGCTTCCACATGCTTCCCAAGTTGTCAGATGTTGGAGAACTGGTGATGATTAAAACGGGTAAGCGTAGTAACGGTAAAAACTTTGCAGAAGAACGTAAAGTGATTGAGACCTACTACGAGTACTACATTGAACAACCTGAAGAGATTACCTCTTTTGTAAAACTTACAGCTCTTAATGCAGACTCCTTTGATTTTAATCAGTACCTGGAAAATGCATATAAGACTCCTGTGGAAACCGCAGATACGGTTACGACCACTGTCTGATCCTAATCAGTACCCAACAAAAGAAGCAGAGTCAAATCTGCTTTTTTTATCTACAAACTAAAAAAGGGGGAACAGCTAAACTGAACAAATGTTATGGAAAGAAAGCCCATACACTGGGTAATGGACTATGAAACACTCTGCAACTGCTTTGTTGGAGTGTTCCAGCATTACCTGGATGAGACAGAACGTAAAGTATTTGCAATTTGCGAATTGCAAAATGACTTTACAGAGCTGGTGGAATTCTTGAACACCTGTGTCAAGTCCCACCAGTGGCATATATCCTACAACGGGCTGAACTTTGATGCCCAGATATCCCAGTATATTTTACTGAACCAGAAAAGGCTGATGAAGCTCTCTGGTCCCGAGATAGCTGCAGAGCTGTACCAGTTTGCCCAGGATACCATATCCAGGACAAGCAATCAAGGCTTTGCAGAGTATCCTCCGCATAAGCTGAAGATCCGTCAGATAGATCTGTTCAGGCTGAACCACTGGGACAATACGGCCAAGAGAAGTTCGCTGAAATGGATCCAGTATGCCATGGACTGGAGTAACGTAGAGGAGATGCCGCACCATCATACTAAACCTGTGACAACCAGTCACGAGTTGGAGATGATCGTGAAGTATTGTGTGAATGATGTACTGAGTACTAAAGAAATACTCAAGCACTCCAAAGAGCAGATAGCCCTCAGGCAGTCTCTAACTAAAGAATACAACATAGACCTGTATTCTGCATCAGAGCCTAAGATATCTAAGGAGCTGTTCCTGCATTTCTTGCATCAGCGTCTGGGCTGGGATAAAGCCCACATCAAACAGCTGCGTACACCCAGGCAGTATATTATCCTGGCAGAATGCATCCTGCCCTACATCCAGTTCAAGACCCCGGAGTTCCAGAAAGTACTGGACTACTTCAGGACCAAGGTCATTACCTCTACCAAAGACGGGTTTAAACATACCGTTAACTACCGTGGAGTAAAGACAGACTACGGACTGGGTGGTATCCACGGTGCTACGGATCCAGGTGTGTAT